GTCTTACGACCTTTATGGTTGTGCGGCTTGTATTAGCGAGCGTTCTTCTACACCAGTTTTTCGCGTTCTTTTGCCGTTGTGAGCTCTAACTTTTTATCTTACTTGTGTCCGTTACTCATTGTGTCCCGCGACTCATTGTGTTTCGTGCTTTTGCCCCTGTAAGCTCTATCTTGTTATCTCACTACCGTTTTTGCGAGCGTTGACGGAGACCAACTATACGTTCAAGACCCCTTGAGAAGCTAACTCAAGGCAAAAATTAAATCGGCAGTCGAGTGGCCACCTCGAAGTTAAATAAGAAAGTGGCACCCTTTGTTACGAACCCTTTTTAATTATTGGCGAGTAGGAGGAGAATGACTGATTGGTTTAAGTCGATTATAAAATGCGTCCGATTACGACTGACAGAAGCGGCTGAGTCGAGTACGAACAAAGCTAAGCTGGAGATGCGTATGAGCATTCATTTTAAAATTAATTAACCCTCGAGGACGACTGTGGACGAGTCGTAGAGAAAGCGGAGTTGCACGCTAGGTTAGCAACGATCCGAAGCCCACCCAACCCTTTTATGATAGTCACCGCAGGTCACTAACGATCTGTAACCCCCATGCCCAATGACTGAATTACCCCCCCCCCAAAATGTTACTGTTCCTATGGAAGTTCGATCTTTTTGTATTGCTACGGAAGTCAATCTCATTCAGGTTACCGAGACGTATCCTTGGATGAAGCACTTCCCCTTGTATCATAAGTTGGCGAGAGCTCTTTCTACATTTGATTTGTCAATCATAAATCAAGACGAGTTCTCTCTAATGAATCTATTGCCCATTGTTTGGGCCACTGCTACAAGTTCACCCACGCGTGGTGTAGATTTTTGGTATGGAATACCCTTTTCTCATGAATTTCTGCAAAGTGTTTATGAAGAAAGAATCGTTCCCTCTATCAATGATCCATCATCACCGAATCAGCAGTTAGGCCCTTTGCCACTTGGTAAGCATTGGACAGAAATGATGCATGATCCAAGGGCACAGTATGAAATGATCTCAATGTGGATAATAAACTCCATGATGAATCATAATCCGGATTTCTATATCCAGATGATTACATCAACTAATGTTCCAGGAGCTCTCAAGCAGATTACTGATCACTACATTTACTTGAGTACTTATCAGAATGTTTGGGAGGAAACCACATTCGAAGCCCAAGCTCTAAACTTTTCCGATCTGAAAAAGTCTCGGCGACAAACATGTTATAATGCCGACGATAATAAGACTGAGAAGAAAGTTATTCATTACGTTTATAGGCGCTCTGTGCCTAGTCCCAAACGCGTGATAATGAGCAAGCCAAAGAAAAATATAAGTGATGATATTGTCCCACCAACCCCAGTTCTAAAGACAAAGAAAGATTGGCGAGAATTTAGGGAAGCTATGAAGTTTGCTACGGAACATAAGTTCCACCCACAAGCTTTACCAGCTTTCCTCCAAGCCAACCCAGATGTTAACGTTACTCATGATATTAGCGAGAACGTTCTGAATGTTATCGATAACCTACAATCCACTGTTGAAAAGTTGACTAATGCCCTGGAATCCCTTACGGCTTCCGAGGCCATGTCAAGCAAGGCAGAAGATATAGGTCTCAACTCTGTTCGGTCCACGCTCAAGCACTTGCCTTTTATTTTGGCGATAGGCGCGACAGGATATATGTTCAGAAACACTGGTTCAAAATACTGGGGAGCAGCCACCATGGTTTGCGTTGTTGGTTATGTTTCCACTGCTGAGGGTCCTATAAGGAGCTTTTTGCTTAAAATCATCAAAGATCTAGGTATAATCCTGGAGAAAGGTGGAATGACAGCTCAAGCTCCGAAAAAGAAACACCCCCCATGGAAGCACCCAGTCACAGACGCTCTACCCTCTGTGGATAGTATTATTGCTTCGCTCATGTTAGGTATCGTGTACTACGTTCATATTGGCAAGGTTCCTACCAAGAATCAGTTGGCCAAAGCTGTTATGGCACTTCCAATGCTACCACGCATGGTAGAGGGATTTAGTTATGCCTTTACCCATGTCATGGCTTTCATTGAAAACATTGTGAATTATATACGCGTGAACATTCTAGGTCTTGAAGGTCTGAAGCTCTATGCGGGTACTTTACCCGAGTTAGACCAATGGATAGATAAGGTTGATTATGTTGTGCGTGAATCACAAGAAGGGAAGTTAGCTGTCACGAATGCCAACGCCCACAGAATCTTTAATTTGATAAATGAGGGAAATCGCTTGTCCGTCTTACATCTTGGAATGATGGACAGCGCCAGAGTTAAAAACGCCATGAATACATATATGGCCACCTTACGTAGACTCTCCATGCCCTTTGAAAATGCAAACATCAAGATCCATGGGCCCAGAATGGAACCAATTGTTATTTTCCTCACTGGAGCCTCCGGTGTTGGGAAGTCTAAGGCGACCTTGCCCATATTGATTGAAGTTCTAGGTGCTGTCCTGCCCTTTGAACAGTTGGAAGCCTTTAACCGCAATTACATGGACTTCATGTACGCCCGCCAGGCGGAAACGAAGTACTGGGATGGCTATAAAGGCCAGTTTGCCATAGTCTTTGATGATTTTGGTCAAATACGGGATATGCAGGGAGTAGCTGACAATGAATATCTTGACATTATACGTGGGGGAAATCTTTTTCCCAGCGTGTGTCATATGGCTGCTCTCGAAGCCAAAGGCGTAACGGTGTTCAATAGCCGTATCATGCTTCTCTCAAGCAACATGGAGACTTTTAACAATTTGGAGAGTATCAATTGCCCAGAAGCTGTGATGCGTAGGTTCAACATTTGCGCCAGAGTGGTTCCAAAAGTTGAGTACTGTAAACCCGAGTCCCTTAAGCTTGGGTCTCCCGAGGCACGTCGGCTTGACCACAATCACCCTGATCTCTCAACCGGGGCCTTCAACTCCGAGATATATGAGTTTCATACTTTTAAATTTAGGAAAAATGGCTCCCATATTACCGGAGACGTACTCAGCTACAAGAAATTTATTGAGCGCGTTATTCAGCTCTACAGAATGGTCGAGGGTAGCGCAGATGCTTATAATCATTATTTGACCAGATCTCTCAACACGGTCGTAAAGGATAGACAGTTGGAGGAGTTAACACGTCCAAAAACTTATACACCCGATCCTGATTTTGAGACCATGCAAGAACAGGAAGCGGCAAACGCTCTAGACTTTGAGCTCGATAATTTTACTGACCAAGCTGGTCAACCAGAGTCGTCGAGGGATGCAAGTTCTAGGCCTAGTAGCCGCAGCACTAGTCCCATATTTGATAGGCTTCCGGGTAGGTCCCGCACAGCATCCAGTTGTCCGGCATCTCCCCAGCTGCCCAACTTAGCGAGATCCGAGCCCCTTTTCAAAGAGGCATATGAGGACTTCCATGCAAAGAATGCGAAGGAAGTTCTAAGTGAGGATTCACGCACGTGGGACGAAATAAAAGCTGATTTGGATAGAGGTGCCTATGGACCAAAGAGTCGCATGAATTTGGACACTTTCCAGAAACTACTGTGCAACACCCTACAATCTGCAGGAGTTTCTTTTGAAACCTGGCGTAAAGCGCTGCATTTTTGGACGGGAGATGACCCAGAGAGTTGCGTTTTATTGTGTTACTGGTTGGAATCTAAATTCCCAAATGCTTTTTGGTCCGTTGTTGAAGATACTGGCGAACTCCTAAATCTGATTTCATATGCCGACAAGAAGTATGGTCTCACTGACTATGCTGTCGCTATTGAAAGTGGTCTGGGGGCTGGCGAAGTTGAACGCATGAACAACGCAAGGCTCGAGATAACTGCTGCTAACAAGACTATGCAGAAATCCGTGTCGACAACTCTTTCTAAGTATAGCTCTATTGTTAAATTTGGGAGTGTCATTGGTGTTCTTTCTTTCGCTGGTACCATGGGCGTCGCTTTCAAGAAGCTCATTGTAGACCCGTTTATGAAGCGTGAATCTGAAGATAATCCATTGGATGATCTGATGGTAACGCTCGATGCCGGTAGCAACACCATCAAAGCGGAGGCTTATGAGACCAGGAAAAAGAATGCCACTGGCCGCAAAAGAGGAAAAGTGATGAACCGTGCAAATGCCAAAGAAATGCGGCATGAAGCAGCTAGTCAGAGATCCGACTCCCCAACCTCAACTGAGGGTGGCGATGAGGATGTAGAAATTTCAGTTGCAACTCCAGACCCCAATATAAAAGATATGACCGCAGAAGGCGGCGTAGATGTCAATTCTGATGAGTTAGCGGCTAAAATTGTTCAAAAGAATTTATATAAAATGTACATTCCTGGTAGAGAACCCGTTGCTGGTTACGTTCTTGTGATTAGGGACCGCATCAGTATCATACCTCGTCACTATATCGGTTTGATTCAAGCACTCATCGATGCTGAAAAGATTACGGAAGAAACGAACCTCGTACTGAAGTCTGACTTCATTCAGAGGGACATTTTACTCCCTGCCCAAATCATTCTTGATGCCAAGTGGACCAGTACTGTCGACGATAAGGATATATGTTGCTTTGAACTGCCCAAGTGGGTACACCACCACGCAGATATAACAAAATGCTTTCTGCCAGAAGGCATCCTGCAAAAGTCACTGAATTTGCAGGTTCGCATGATTGGTACCATTAATGGTGTCCTATCGTATAAATATGCACAGGCAAGGTTCGGCGATCGAAATATCCGAATTAAGAGTTCCATGGATCCTAGTGATTTCTGGGTTATGCGTCACTATCTTGTTTACAGGATGTATACCATTCCCGGCGATTGCGGATCTGTGATTATGCTAGTTGATAAATCAGTTGGTCCTTATAAACTGATTGGTGTCCATGTTGCTGGTTCGGATGATGGCTTAGGCCTGGCGTCCGTTCTCAGCCAAGAGGATGTTCTTGAACTGGCTAGTCTTTTTAAAAGCACTAACGGCTTGCCCAATATGCCCCTTACAGCACAATGTCTGAATGTGCCATTACCATTCAAAGGTGACTTTATTCCATTAGCTCAGTTGGAAAAAGGTGCATATGAAGTCGGGGCAACCAGTTTGATAAAGTCTCGCGTTTATGGCGCGTGGGGCCCTGCTAAGACTAAGCCAGCACGCCTTAGACCGTTTACGAATAAACAAGGCGAAACCATCGTTCCCAAATACAAAGCTATTGCCAAGTATGGGATACCTGGTCCCGTCTTAGATCCCGAGCTCGTTACCTTAGTCCGTGATTACATCTTTTCGTATTTTCTTAAGGCGCACACAGAATCGTGCACAGCCAACTTTAAAGTCCACGATTTTGAAACTGCCGTCAAGGGCATCCCAGGCGACAAGTTTGCGAACTCAATCCCCCGTCAGACCTCTGCTGGTTACCCGTATGCCATTAATCCACAACCTGGATATAGTGGAAAAACGTGGTTTTTCGGCAAAGACGATGAATTCGATCTTACGCGAGAGCAATGTCTCGAGCTCAAGAAAGAGGTGGAAGAGATTATAGCGCGAGCCGCCAGGGGCGAAAGGAGTCTCAACGTTTTTATCGACATTCAGAAAGACGAGAAACGACCTATTGCAAAGGTTGAAGAAGGCAAGACGCGGTTGGTTTCAATGTCCGCTTTGGCGTACTTGATTGTCTGCCGCATGTTCTTTATGGACTTTACTCGTTTCTTCATGTACCAAAACCTAAACATTGGTTCAGGTGTTGGTCTCAATCCCTATTCTCGTGATTGGGATATTTTAGCCAGAAAACTACAGGCTATTGGAAACAAGAATGTCGCTGGCGATTTTAGTGGTTTCGATGGTAGTGAGCTCGCTCAAGTTCTCATCGAGATCGTCGAAATTGTCAATAAAATGTATAACGATGGACCCATTAATGCCCTTATCAGAAGGGTCCTCTGGATGGACCTATACAATAGCATTCATTTGTGCGGAGACATTTTGTATCTCTGGCTCAATTGTATGCCCAGTGGTCATCCTTTAACTACCATTGTGAACACCATATATGGCCTTTTTATGTTTCTCATGGTGTGGGCCAAACTAGCCCCAAAACATGGGCTTTTGCTTGAGGACTTTCATGATAAAGTTTACTTTTGTGGATACGGTGATGATGGAGTTCTCTCCGTCTCTGAAGCCGTCCTCGATTGGTACAATCAGGAAGTTCTAACGCATGAGCTTGGTCTCCTTGGTCTCAAGTACACTAGTGAAGCTAAGGACGACATCATTCATCACTCCCGGCCCCTTGATGAGGTCTCCTTTCTCAAACGGTCTTTTCGGTGGGAGTCACAATTGGCCCGATTTGTGGCTCCATTAGACATCGAAACCATTACGGAGACCCCGTATTGGTTGACCCACGGGCAAACCGACGATGCAGTGGAGAAGATGAACATAAACTTTTCTTTAGAGGAACTGTCTCTCCACTCGATGGAGGTATTCAACGAGTGGGCTCCCAAGATCCTCAACGCAGCCCGAGACCATATGGGCTATGTGCCACCCGTCACGCACAGGAACAAACTGCTGCGTCGTGTGTGCGAACGCGAAGATTTTTATTAATTTTTCACCGTCCCGGACATGACAAGAAACTGTCCAGGGACTTGGTCGATCTGCTAAGTGTAGGAAAATCCCCGGCGTCTGACGACACAATACACTTGGAGCGTGCGATCTTGTCTTACGTGCTTAGCTATTTAGCTTTAACTCCCAAGATGGCACGGTGGCAGCCCCACTATTATCTAGGGAATCCGGGTGCCGATCTTCCTACGGGTATAAGAAGATCGAAAGAGTTTTTACCTGCTGAACAAATATCTCAAAGTGGTGCTGGCAGCACACCTATTTCTGCCGACGTTGTTAGTGTATCAGAGACGACAACTTTTCTCAATGACACCGAGACTAAAGCAAGCGCTCGTGAGCACGTTATCCCAATTGATCGTGGACTGTTTTCATCAGTTTCTGAGTCAAGGATTCACGAAGTGAAGAATTTTCTCCAGCGACCCGTTGTTATACAGAACGGAACATGGACGACTGCTCAGACGGCCAATACCTTGCTATACTACTGGAAAATGCCAGACGTTTTGGTCAACTCATCAATGCCAAAATCCAAGCTGCAGGGCTTTTTGGGTTTCAAGGCAACGACCGTGGTCCGAGTCCAGCTTAATGGACACCGCTTTATGCAAGGCAGACTTCTTCTGCATTACTTGCCTCAAGAGGCGCTCCAAACAGACCGGGCTTATACCGCGAACTGTCACCTTGTGCTCAAGACTCAGCAACCCCGGGTTGACATTGATGTCGCCTCCGACCCCGACGTCTCTTTATCTATGCCCTATGTCAGTCCTTTGTTATACACAGATCTCAGCAATTCCCAGGGACCCTTCGGGACCTATTACCTATCGGTATATTCACCGTTGGTGGCACCGTCTGGGTCAACATCCTGTGAACTGACGGTCTGGGCGCATTTCGAGGACATTGAACTCGTCATGCCTACTGTTCCATATTCGTCCTTTACTGCTCAGGGTCCAGGGCTGCGTGAATTCGTAGCTCAGGGTCCGGGGCCCAAAAGGTCCCACGGAACCTCCGCGATCGGGCGGAGTGTGGATCCCAGCGACCGTGAAATCGACGCCTCAAGTCCATTTAAGCTCTCCGATGCTCTTGGTAAAGTTTCGGCCCTCGCGCTTGAGCTTGGAAAGATTCCTTTACTCTCTAGCGTGGCAGGATCTGCCGCTTGGGTCACCGAGCGCCTCGCCGGAGCAGCCTCGTCGTTTGGGTTTTCTAACCCCAGCTCAACGGGTACTCCAATTAGAACGACTGTCGAGCAATTCGCTCACGCCTGTAACGCCGATGGCATCGATTCTAGCAAAAAGATGGCCATCCTCTCAGGTGCCCATGTTGAGCACCTCCCAGGATTTGCCGGGACAGACATTGACGAAATGGCCATCTCCCATATTGTCGGAATCATGTGCTACAACGACAACCCATCATGGACGACCAGTCAAGTCCATGGAACAATACTGGCTAGCTACTCGCTCAGACCAATGAATTTTTACGGACAACCGTCCATGGTTTCTGGAAAGGCGTTCAACGCCTACTGCCCCATGGGGTATGTCAACAATGTTTTTCAATACTGGCGTGGTTCTATTAAGTTCACGCTCAAATTTATCAAAACAGAGTTCCATAGTGGTCGGATTGGCGTCGCCTTTGTTCCAGGCGAACGCACACCGACCGCGCGCACCATATCTGATTTCGACTGGTGCTATAAGGAGATCCTTGATATTAGGGACTCCAATGAATATACGGTTAGCGTCCCGTTTGTCAATTCGACGCCCTGGCTTGATAAGAGCGTCTCTATGGGCTCTCTTTACCTATATGTTGCCAATGAGCTCGTGGCTCCCAGCGGAGTCTCAAGTACCATAACCGTTCTCCTTGAGGTGGGCGGTGGCAACGATATGGAATTTGCCTTTCCTGTCCCAATTGCAGGAAACATCCCATGTTGCTTCTTTAATGCTGGCTACGCAGGTCTGGAATATGCAGACAGTCTTCGGGAGTTCAAGGCACAGGGGCTCGGGCCCGGCGAGGCCGAGGCTTCGTCGAGCGCCCAGATCTCTGCCCAGCCCCCAGATATTTCGTCTAGTGACGTACATCACGACAGAATATCCGCTGCTAAGTATTGTATTGGCGAACAGGTTACTTCGATTCGCCAGCTCGTCAAAAGAGCGTGCCCGTGGTTCTGGCCCGGTGCGTTTATTTCGGGTTACGCAGCGCGACCTCACGTCGTTGAAGTCCTAGGTGCCGACATTAGTGGCACACCAATTTTACGCGGGGCCAGTACACAGTGTGATTACATCAACTATTTTGGCCCACTCTATGCTTACCGCCGAGGTGGTATTCGGCTCAAAGCCTACTGTCGCAATGGAGACACTGCGACCGGAACGTGGCGAGCTGGTCTCTTCCACGACGTGAATTCTTTTATTCTAAGCAACTCAATATCTGATGTCGCTTGGTCGAATTGCCTTTCTATAGCAATGAACCCAGCGAGTTCCACAGGTGGGATCGAATTGGAGATCCCTCAATATTGCAAGACAGCAGTTTGCTACAACATGCTGTACAATGTTACGTGCCGCAACCCCATCCCTGGTTATTACGAGGATGGGAAAGCGGTTTATATACAAAATGATGGTCAGCCCGTTTCTATGGCGACCACACGACAAGCCGCTGATGATTTTTCTTTTGGATTCTTTATCGGCACTCTGCCCATCCTACAAGGGGCAGACGCGTCAATGTACAACTCCAACTGGTGAGATCGAAAGGTTTCTAAAGTTGGCAAATGGTCCATTGGCGATGGCACTACCACCATTTGTCAGGTGACCACAATTTTTCTTTTACTCAATTTTTACCAGGACGAAACATAAGTTTCAGTCAACGCGCTTTTTACGGCTGCGACCCAGTACTTGTCCGTGGGTGGGTGTGAGAGAGGGTGTGGTTTTAGTGCCCTATCACGACTAGAGCTTTACCAGTTTACTCAAGTCGTAGGTTCCTTAGGTCCCTCTGGTTGTGATAGGGGTCCTTCGGTAGCACTTTAGTGTGCGATAGGGTAGTCTTATAAGAGACCGGGGATAAATTCAAGAAGCGCCCTGCTGGGATGCGTGTGAGTAACCACGCATTCAAGATTTTTTACGCAA